TTTAGCTAACATGATGAATCTATCTCAGCGTATTCCTACTCGTAACCTAGATGTGTCACAAGGGGAAGGCATCAGAACTGCACAGAATGCTGTACGTGCTGGTTTAAGTGTTACGCTGCTACCTTTGTCTATTCTTCCTTCGTTGGCTGAGGTGTTTGTTGTAGCCTCTAAGACAGGACAAACAGGTAAGGCTATTACATCTGCTGGTAAGCTAACCGCTCGTATAATCAAGGAGCAGTTTAAGCATGGTCGTGGTCTGTCGTTTAAAGATGCGTCTCAGCTTGTTAATAAAGGCGACATCATTCAAGACTTAGGCATCACTGCTTATGAGCTAAAGAACACAGCGGCTGCTCGTTTAGGTGACAATGAGATTGGAGGTAGGATTACTAATGTTGAGAACTTCTTTTACAACATGACCCTCACCCCGCAGTGGACAGAAGCATTGCGTATGACATCAGCTATCTTAGCAGAGCAGGGTTTTAGAGCTGATCTAGTTAAGTACTCTACTGCTATTAAAGAAGGCAACCTTGAAGAGCAGCTACGTATTGGTGATAAGTTTGCAGAGGCTGGTCTTAATATCTCTCAAGCCTACAACTGGCATCTTAGAGGCGGTAAGAAAGATGCATACTACAACGAGAAGTTTAGAGTTGGTGTTCTTAACGTAGTCGAAGATACTGTCATGCGTCCACGTATGGTACAGAAGCCAGCATGGATGGCAGACGAACGCTTCAAGTTAATTGCACAGCTTAAGTCATTCTCTATTGTATTTAACAACGTGGTAATGAAGGGTTGGTACAACTCTATGGTGGCTAACGGAACACCACCTGAGAAGATTAAGCAAGCCGCCGCTATCGCGCCTTATATTGGCATGATGTTAGCTGCTCAGGTTATGGCTTCAGGGTTGCGTGAGTTTGTTAAGACGGGCGACACTGAGAGATGGGAAGACAAGGATGCAATAGGACACCTAGTAGGCTCTATCGCTTACATCGGTGGTCTGTCATTTGCAATAGATCCTTTCCGCGCTAGTAACTATGGCGTTGATCCTACTACAGCTATCATTGGGCCTGCCGCTAGTAAGGCTAACGATTTAATCAATGGCATCGGCGCTATCATGTCAGGTAGTATGTCACCTGAAGATGTAGTAGCTGCTGTACTTAAGGATGTTAGTAGATCATTCCCTCTCATACCTGCACTATTGGAGTAAGATATGTTATCAAGTTTAATTGGCCCTGTTGCGGGTCTTGTTAAAGGATACCTTAGTAATAAGGCAGAGGAGAAGCAGGCGAAACACCAAGCAAAGATGTCTGTAATACAGAACGATGCTGACTGGGAATCTAAGATGGCTGATGCATCGAAGGACTCGTGGAAAGATGAGTTCTGGACAATTGTGTTAGCAGCGCCTGTGTTTATGATTGGCTATTCTATTGCAGTGGATGACCCTGCTATCATTGTCAGGGTAGGTGAGAGCTTTGCAGTTCTTGGTACGCTACCTGAGTGGTATCAGTATCTGCTGTTCATTGCAATCAGCAGCTCGTTTGGCATACGTGGTGTTGGTAAGATAATGGATATGAAGAAGTAACGCGGGTTTAATATAGCCGCTGCTTACGGTGTGTTGCTACGTAAACAGCGGCTTATTTAAACTAGATCTCGCATGCCCCTCCTGTACACGCTAATGTCTGAGCCCCTTCAGTAACATCGCTTGCCTCTGTGATGTCCCACGCTATCTCCTTTGGCATCTCTGCCTTCATTTCTTTGTATTGCTCCTTAGTAATCTCTTCGTATGGCGCTTGCTCATAAGTGTGTTCACTAAAAGGCAAGAATGACACGCCACTACAATCATCAAAGTTATTGTAAAGCCAGCTACCAATATTAAGAAACTCACTGTCTCTGTAATACACAGTAATAGACGGCTTATGTTCACACCAATGTTTCTGATATACATCCCATAGTTCCAACTGTTCCATACCTGTTTGAGATGCAGACATCACAGCCCCTGCTGGTGCCTTCTGAGGAAAACTAAACACTAGAGTGTTCGGTGACCTCACATCAACCTCTGATGTTATTCCTGCATTCGAGAGTACACCACATAATGGGTCATTAATATCAGCCCTGACGCGGCGAACATAGTAAGGGGAGAATCTGCCGTGAATACCACTAGCAGAATCCACAAGTTGAGAGACAGTACCACTAGGCTTGACACAAGTAATAGCGGCAGCTTGATTGATGCCAAGTTTCTTAGCCCATTCTTTGTTTGTGACAACAGCTTGCTGCTTGAGGCTTTCAAGTAGATCAGGTAGTCCATTCTTTACTCCATTAGTTAACTTACAATCTTGAATGCCTGTCATAGATACGCCAAGCAATGCTTCTTCTTCAGTGTTCTGCTGCCACTTCTTACGTAGGTATCGAAAGTCTGTCAGGGTAGCTTGGAGAGTTCCAAGAATACTTGCAAGACGTACCTTTCGGTGGAGGTTTTCAGTTGTATCGTCTGATCGCACGACAACTTCTGAGAGGTTACAGAACTGGTTTGGTCTAAGGATGATTTCGCTGCAAGGATTCGTTCCAAATTCGTGGTCAGGATCTCGGCGACCATTCTTTGCAGCTTGTCGTTGACTAGCAACTCGACTGAAGAACCCACGCTCTCCACTTCGACTCTCATATAAACTACTCCATTCATTAAGGAAGGCTTCAAAGTCTGGCTTCTCTGTATAACATGCAGAGTTATTAGCTAGACCACGATAGGGTGCATCGAGCCACCACTGTCCATGCTTAGCTCTGCGGATACGATCATCAGACAGGTTAGATAGACTGATGAGTGCAGACCTACGTACACCGCCCACAACTACGATCTCAGCCACTTTACAGCACAGGTCATGTGCTTCTACACTTGTTAGCTTACGTCCAGCAGCGGTCTTAAACAGCCCTACAGTGAAGGTAAACAATTCTACCAATGGAGCAGGGCCAGAAGCGCGACCACCGAAGGTCTTCAATGGCTCGCCAGCAGCACGTACTCGACTCACATCCCAGCTTGGTACTTGCCCTACAAGCAGCAGACTAATCAGTTCTCTGAATGCCTTAGCCCAGCCTACCTTAGAGTCGCTGACATGGATTGTTGTATCTGTAGGGAAGAACTCTTCAGCAATAGTAGGCAGCTTACCTACGTACTGACGCTCAACAGAGAAGCCTACACCTGTACCACATAACAAGATGTACATAAGCTCATCGAAAGAACGAGGGCTGTCAATCGCAATGTAGCTACAGTTAAACCCAGCTACGTTATCTCTGTCTAGTGCTTCACCTGCTGTCATCAATGCTCTCATGGAAGGCATGACTTCTAAGTTGGTGATAGCTTCTCGCAGCTCTTCTCCAGTCTTATTGTCAAGGCTACCACGGTTCTTAAAGAATGAGATATAACGATCTACAGTTTCGTCCCATGTTTCACGGCGTTGTTCTTCTGGTAGGTAGCGAGCGTATCGGCTCTTGTGAATATAGCTCTGATAAATATCCATTACTTCTTTTCCTTATTGTCTTTGTTAGTTTCTACTGGCTTCTCTTCTTTCTTATCTTTCCTAAAGATAGCATCAAAGTTATTCTCAAATGTTTCTCTATCGGGCATGGGTCGTGGACTGCTTCCTTTACCTGACATGTTATTCTCCTAGTGTAGGCTCTCTGAAGGTTCAGCATCACCCATAATTAAACCAAGCTTAGCAGACTCAAGTATAAACACTGCATCACCTGTCTGTAGATTAGTGCCAACAGTAGTGTACCCTTCAGGGCTGGTGACAATCAATGCGAAGTCATGTGAGTCGTCATCAAGGAAGGTCATCGAGTCAATGCATTGTCTTATCTTTTCATACGTACTGCTTGTCGCTTTAGGTGTGAAGTCTTTATCAACTATCTTCATTATATATCCTCATTTTCAAACACTACTTGATTTAACAGTCGGGCTAAGTACCACTGAGCCTTCTGTAGATCTTCTACTTGCTTGCCCTTGTAGTCATAGCGCCAGAGATACTTCATGCAGTTGCCCTTGAGGTAGCCTTTGAATGCAACACTGGACATGGACTCCTCTATTGCATCAATACATTCTATGTTACCTGTATTGTAGTGGTCAGGATTGTTGACAACATCTACATCTTCGGCCTCTGCCATGTCAAGATAAACCTTCATCAAAGACTCGTCTATTGCGGGTGCTTGATTCCGTAGTCTATCCCAGTCTGCTGGTGTTGCTTTATTAATGCTCATTGTAGTTCCTCTTCTAAACTATCTAGTCTATCTTCAATCTTGTCTTTAAACTTATTAACAATGTCCTCACTAGCGATATCTAAAACCTCTAGAAGAGTAACCTCATCAATCTGAGACAGTCTCTCGCATACCTCTTTAAAAGTTAGTGGCATACTTCTTCTCCAAGTAGGACATAGAGATAGGGGCCTCATCGAACTGCCCATTGTTAACCTCATGCAGCATCCATACACCACGCCATGATTGATTAGTCTGATGGTTTAAGTAATCTTCATCATGCTTGTAATAGATACCACCGAACAACCCAGTGATACGTGACCCATCTGCTGTCCTGTCGTATGCACACTCCCTATCTTGAACATGCCCCATGACACAGCTCATATGCTTCTTAGCTAGTAACGCTCTTGCTGAACTAACAGCACGACCCATCACCCCTGACGTAAAGTAGTGACAGTACGCCACGTTGTCTATGATGGCTGGCTCTAAGAACCTATAGGTCTCCCATCCATACTCTTCAAGTCGTAGGTCTTGATATCCAATCAGTCCCTCTAGCTTTGCATCACTCTCTACTGCCCTCTCAATGCGCTGCTCGTGGTTACCAATCAAGAACACCATACGTGGGTTCCATACTTTCTTACGGTTCTGTCGTAGCCTACGTTGCTCAGCTCTTATGGGTGTTAGGAACGCTTGCATACCTGCGTGTCCTGCTTCGATGTCATCGGTGTAGCGTCTGCCTTCGAAGCTCTTCTTGCCGATATCCCAGCTCGACAGGCTTGGCATGTCCCAATGGTCTCCCAGATGTATGATTGTATCTGGTTTCTTATCAGCAGCGTACTGACCTGCCCATGCTAGATGGTCATAGGTCTGGTTAGGTTTACACTGTGTGTCTGGTATAACTAAATGCTTAGTCATTTAATTTCCTCTGCTCACGTTCAGCGTTTGTCTTTAGCTGGTGACATGGTTTACATAACACTTGCAGACCATCAGCTTCGCAGAACATATTCTCAACAAACTGTGGAAGGTCATCATACTTTCTCAGTGTGCCTGCTGGTATGATGTGATCCACCTGTACTTCCTTATCTTTAAACCACTCTGTGCATTCAGCACATTGAAACTCAAAGCGGTGTCGGTGTCCGATGACAGTCTTCTTAGCTGCTGCTTTAGCAGCGTAGCGTGGCGGGAATCTACGGTTGGCATCTCTTAGTGCTGACCGGATGAACCCCCAGTACCTTGCTTCTGTCCACTTACCGTCTGCTCTAGTCCGTGGTACTAGTGTACGTTTCTGTGTCATCTGCTTGCCCTTATCTGAAGCTTATCAAGACTGTCTATATTAGCAGTGCTTGGTGCAGGTGGTGGCATACCTCCCGTTGGATTGACTCCATCGTATTCCTCTGCTCTAGTCACAGGATCTACCCACCATTCTTCAGGGACTCTACGTAAGAATAACAATCTTGCATTCTCGTAGACAGCTTCAACGTCTCCCTTATAACATGTTACAACTGCTTGGTATAACTCTTCCTCTGTTGTACACCACTCTAATGCTTTAGTAGCCTTGACCTCACCTATGCCCATGCAACCTTGTATGTTATCTACTCTGTCACCTGTAAGCATCTGCTTGTATAAGAAGTACAACCCTTCCCACTCGTTAACCGTAGTCCACTCATCTTTAGCAAAGTTATAGAAGCGACATGGTACTTGCAGAAAGTCTTTATCAACGCTGCATATTACTGTGTTGTCTCCGTGGAGTGTAGCTGCGGTGGCAATCTCATCGTCAGCTTCCTGTCCCTCAACAACATATGCATCCCACTTCTCAATCATGTAATCACGTAGTGCTTGGAAGTGTATAGGTTTCTCTGCGTTGCGTGTTCCTTTGTAAGGTTTGATGGTAGCTAGGTCTATCCTGAAGTTACCCTTACCTGTTAGGTAGAGCTGGTAAGGAGCTGCATCATCACAACTCCTCACCAACGTCTGTAACACCAAGTTATCTAGCTGAGATAAAGCTACCTCTTGAGTCTCCTCGTTACAGGCAAAGCCTATACGGTAGCTAAAGACATCAGCATCTATGAGAAGCATTAGATAACATCGTCCATGTTAACACCGCCACCGTCACCATCCTTATCGTACACTGCTACCTCGGTGATGAGCAGCTTAGCTAGGCTAGGGGAGATACCCGTCTTACCCTTGAAGTCCCAGCCGTATGGCTTAATGGCTGCGTTAGCCTTAGTGCCGTTACCAATTAGCGAAGAGTCCACTGCATCCATACCAGAGAAGGCAGGCATGATAGGGTTTGTTGATTTAACAGTGACGTAGTTACCACGATCATCACCTTTGTTGCGTACTTGAATGCTCATTGCTGAAAGGGCATCAACCGCTTTCGAGGATAGCTTACCAATATCCACCTGATACTTACCGCTCATGTCGTTGGGCTTGTTCAGGAATGGCCAGTGAAGTTCGCATGCTACTACTACAGGTTTAGTTTCCATATTGTTTCTCTCTTTGTTGTTAACTATTAAGTCTATGTACCATTAAATAGAATCACATTGAATGTAATCTTATATTCTCTTCTTCTTAAGTAACTCTATAGTAATATTATACCATTTATTTCTCCTTATATCCACTCGAATAGTAAATTAATTTAATGTGTTTCACTCCAGTTAGAACCTATACGATATTCAGCGTCCATAGGGCATCGCATCTTAAGCTCGACCCCAGCGTCTATGATTGCTTGTCGTGCAACACTGCCAACAAGTTCAGCGGCACGTGGATGACACTCTATTTGAACCTCGTCGTGTACTTGAGCAACTAACTTGTACTCGACACCCAGATCATCTAACTTATGACAGCAGTTTCTCACTGCAAGTTTCATAACAATAGCACCACAACTCTGAAGCAATCTGTTTAGTACCTTGTAGTCCTCGTCAACCTTGATGAAGCGACCGTCAATACCATTGATACGTTGAGTGCGTTCGGCTATTCCCTTAGCTCTTTCTATCAGAGTACGCAGTGCTGGTAGTTTAGTAAGGAATGTTTCTCTAATAACCTTACCTTCCTTGGAACCACCACCTACTATCTGTCCTAGCTTAGCATCACCTGCGCCATAGATGAGTCCATAGATCATTGTCTTAGCCATGTTACGCTCAGGTAAACCAGCAGCTTCCTGATTGTACGTATGGATGTCACCGTGTAGTATCTGGTCAGTGTAGTCCTGATCACCCATGTAGTGAGCCAAGCAGCGTAGCTCTAAGCCTGACGCATCGCAGCCTACCAGTACGTTACCTTCCTCTACAGTGAAGCATTGCCTAGCTATCTTAAGACTAGGTATCTGTGCGAGGTTGGGTTTGTTATGAGTCATACGTCCTGTCACAGCACCGCAGCTATTAACGTATCCATGTATGCGATGTGTATCCTTATCAACAAACTTTAACCAGCTATCTACCATACCCTTGAGCTTAACAAGACCCAAGTACTCCCCGCATAGCTTAGCTTCAGGGATGTCTACGTTAGCCAGCGTTGTCTCATCAATGACAGGCTGACCTGTTGGTGTTTTCTTCTTCCATGTAACCCCTAGCTTACCTAACCTCTTGGCTATCTGCTGCCTAGAGCCTACGTTAAACTCCTCGACACCGTCCTTAAGACGCTTACCTGTCTTGTCACTGATACGGATAGTAACGATAGGCGGGAACCTTTCCTGTAGCTCTAGTGTTATCTCATCGATGCGTGTTGCCATCTCTGCCTGCCACTTAGATGCTAGGTCAACATCTAACTTGAATCCATTACGTACCTGCTGCGCTGTGATCTCAGCTACCTCATGCTCTACCTGTATAGATAGATCACTGAAGCCTG